GAGGCAATTGCGCCTGCAGCCATAACAGGTGACATACTTGTTGTAAAAATAAATCCACTTGCGACTGATCGTATAGCATCAAGAACAATACTATCACCAGCAATATAACCTCCATGGCAACCAAACGCTTTTCCCAAAGTTCCATTTAAAATATCTACCCTATTTTCTAATCCAAGCTTTTCGCAATATCCTGCGCCAGTTTCACCGTATAATCCAACGGCATGTACTTCATCAATATATGTCATTGCTCCATAAGCATCGGCAAGATCACATATTTGTTCGATTGGTGCAACATCTCCATCCATACTATATACTGATTCAAACACAATACATGGAACTTTACCATTTGCTTGTGCCGTTTGTAAAGCAAGCTCAAGGTCTGCCATATCATTATGCTTCCAAATTATTTTATCAGCACGACTATGTTTAACACCCATAATCATTGAAGCATGATTTTTATTATCGGAAATAAAACAGATATCTGGTATGATACGAGATAAAGCAATAAGTGTCCATTCATTAGCAACATATGCTGAAGTAAATAATAGACCGCTTTCTTTTTGATGTAATTTTGCTATAACACTTTCAAGAGTAACATGATAATGAGAGGTACCGCCAATATTGCGAGTACCCCCACTACCACTTCCTGTTTTCAATAACGCAGTTTGCATTGCGTCAATTACATACTTATTTTGTCCCATTCCCAAATAATCATTTGAGCACCAATTGACAATTGTCTTTGGAGAGTAAGGAGAATACCAAGTTGCCTTTGGAAAGTTTCCTTTATCACGAACTATATCGTTAAAGGTCCTGTATTTCCCTTCTTCCTTTAATGTATCAATTACCTTATGGAAAGGTTGTTTGTTTATCATATCTACGCCTTAAGCTGCGTAGGCATCATCCCAGGATCCTTCTAAACCAGCAACCTCATATTCGGTTACGCGATTTTCGAAGAAGTTTGTATGGTCAGCACCGTTGAGTACCCATTCCAACCAAGGTAGTGGATTTTCCTTTACCTTGAAATTTGGTTTCATGCCTAACTGTAATAATCTTCTGTCTGTTATATATTTTATATATTCTTTTACTTCAGATTTCTCCAGGCCTTCGATACTTCCCATTTGATATGCAAGATCAATGAATTTTTCTTCGAGATCTACAATGTCTTTTGACATTTCATAGATTTCCTTTTTAAACTCATCGTCTACAACACGACTATGTTCTTTCACAAACGCTTTAAATAATTTTGAGTTGCCTTCAACGTGAATACTTTCATCACGAATTGACCACTCTACTACTTTACCCATACCTTTCATTTTACCGAAACGTTGAAAGTTAAGTAACATAACGAAAGAAGCAAATAAAGCAACACCTTCGTTGAATACAGATTTGGCTAATGACAATCCTAAACCACGTAAAGTATTTGTATCTGCCTTACGCATATATTCAATCTTATCTGCCATTTCAGAATATTCCAAGAAGGCATGGTATTCAGCATCTGATAAACCTAATGTTTCATTCAATAACGCATAAGCACGTTGATGAATACCTTCTCTTGCTGCAAATGATCCTAACATATTACGGATTTCGTTATTCTTAAACTTAGGAATAAACTGATCGTAATAGTTCTGACCGACAGCAACATCTGATTGAGTAAACAGTCGTAAGATATTTGTAATATAGTCTTTCTCTACTTGAGTAACTTTACCACCTTTCCAATCAGCAACATCTTCAGACAAATCAAGTTCATCTTCGATCCAATGAGCTTTCTCATGTCTTGTTGTAATTTCAACAGCCCAAGGATAATGAAAAGGTTTGTAGGTTTCAGAAAATTCTAAAAGTCCACCTTGCTTTTTCACTAGCTTGTCTGTTATTTTCATTAGGTCGTTATACGTACCTATGTGTTCGTCGTTAATATAGATCTGCGGTACGGATCTTACTTCCTTACCGTTAGACACTCGTTGATAAAAAGCAAGTCTTTGCTCCTCATCGTCTAATACTACCTGAGTGAATCCAATCCCGTGTTGATTGAACCAGGCCTTTGCCTTTTCGCAAAAAGGGCAATTGGATTTCGTATAAATTAAAACTTCCATTTCGTTTATCCTTGGCATGCTACGCATTCATCTTGTTCCTCTTCTGATTTACCAAATTGTACTGCGTTGGGGTTAATAATGTCATCTAACTTTTCACGTTCGACTTTCTGCGAAACGTTTTCGGCTTTGTTAGAAGATTCTGTTCTTAAATAATATAAACCTTTACATCCTTGAGCCCATGCTTGATAGTGTACAGTATGTAAGTACCTCTTATCAGCTCCTGCGGGGAAAAAGATGTTAAGGGATTGTCCTTGGCATAAAAACTTTTGTCGGTCTCCTGCTAGCTTAATCAATGCGAGTTGATTCAATTCTATTGCTGTCTTGAAAACATTCTTTACATGATCATCTAGAAACTCTAAATGCTGAACTGAGCCACCATTTGTAATAATAGTTGACCATACTTCGTCTGTATCTTTGCCTTTGGATTCCAATACCTTTTTAAGATATGGATTTTTATTTAGGTGGCTTCCCACCCTTGTTCTTGATGTAAATGCGTTAGCCTTCCAAGGTTCAATACTTGGTGAGGTATCTACAATCATTGAACTGTTTGCATTTGGAGCAATTGCTAACATATGAGCATTACGACGTCCTGTGCCTTTCATATCTGGTGCTTCACCACGACGTTTACCCATTTCTTCAGTTGCTTCAACTGCCTTTTGTTTAATAGATGTAAAGATCTCTTCATTTGCTTCAATGGCTTCACTACTCTCAAATGCAATTGAATGTCTTTGAAAATAAGAATGTAATCCCATTGCTCCAAGACCTAAAGATCTTTCTTGTTGAGCAGAGTATCTTGCTTTACTAATTTCATCACCTGCATTATCAATAAAGAACTGTAATACATTGTCTAAGAATACGATAAGGTCTTTAACCATATTTGTATCTTTCCATTCGTCATACATTTCTAAATTGACTGAAGATAAACAACATACGGCGGTTCTTTCTTCATTGGTCACGAGGTGTATTTCATTACATAGATTAGATCCTTTAATTGATAAACCTAAATCCTTTTGAGCTTGAGGCAATGCTGCATTAGCAGTATCAATAAAGTTAACATAAGGTTCACCTGTTCGGTACCTTGTTTCTAATATAAGTTCCCATAGTTTACGAGCATCAGTCATTTCACGAACTGTTTTATCATTAGGATCTAATAAACCCCATTGCTTGCCGTCACGTACTGCTTCCATAAACTTATCAGTCAAATTAACGGCATGATGAAGGTTTAAATTCTTTCTGTTTACGTCTCCTGTTGGAATACGCATATTAATAAATTCTACAATATCCGGATGGTCAATATCCATATAAGCTGCATAAGAACCTTTTCTTGTTCGTCCTTGTCTATATGCAACCATATCAGCATCAACTGTATGTAGGAATGGCATAGGACCTGGAGCCTTTTTAGATACAGCACGAATGTCTGACCAATGACCACCTACTCCACCACCTTTAACAGATAACCATCTTAACTCTGCTGTATGGTCAATTAATCCATCAAGAGTATCAGGTACATAAGTTAAGAAACAACTAATAGGTAATGCTTTTGCTTTCTCTCCTTTAATCACTGCATTAGAAAGCACAGGAGAAGAATACATAAACCACCCTTGTGAAACATAATCATATATTCTCTGTGCAAGTTTTAAATTACCACCGCAGAACGCAACCGCTGCTCGAGCATAAGCCATTTGGGGAGATCTTTCATCATCTCTACAATAATAATCCTTTAATAATTTAAACGACTGTTCCCCTAATTTTTTATCTCTACCTGTTTGGATTTCAATTCCTAAATGTTGCATTCTTCGCTCCGTTGTTATTCTTGTACATATTCTTTGGTTAAGGGAAAGATATTCGTAATCACTTCAGCGCAAGCTCGTGCAACTTCCATATGTTCTAGTTGAGTACCGTTGCCTGATCTTAATTCAATATAATGAATCCAAGATCGTAGTGTACCATTTACGTATACCCTTGAAATTGTATTTCCTTCTGGTAATACGGCTCTCGCTTGTTCCTTTGCGATGCCTTTCTCAATTGCCCAATTATATAATTCTTTTGAATGACGTATGTGTGCTAATTGCTTCATACGAAACTCTTCGTTGATTCGTCTTTGTGACTCATCTGTTGTATCAATTGCGATACTGTTTTGTCTATTCTTTGGATCCTGAAACCTTGCCTCACGTGCTTCCATTTCTAAATCTTCTAATGGGTTTGCATATCTTTGACTAAATTCCTGAAAGGAGAAACTACGATGTCTTAATAATTGTCGAGCAATATCTCTCGTTGTTTCTACTTCTAAACATACACTGACCATTTCCAAAGGTGACCAATGTTTATGCTTGACTAAATAATTAACAAGCTTACTGTTTGTTTTTGTATTGTTTTGGTTACTAGGATTACTTACTCGTGCACAATATGCAACTAAACCTAATAAAGAATTATCTCCATCTAATTCTTCTGAAGGAGACCCTACTATCGCAGGTGCTTGACTATGACTAATCAGTTTTACTTTCATTATATACTATGTCCTTTTCCATTGTTGAAATTTCAATTTTGCTTCCAAACCTTTATATGTTATTGTTCTCATTAAACTCTCAACGCAAGATATACTTCCATCAAGAACCATTTCATTGATATCTTTGCCAGGTACATTATGTGGCCATATCACAATACTGTGACCTGCATCAATTACACGTTCCATCCTTTTGTGAATCTCTAAATTACGAGGTTCAGCATCAAAGACGAAGACTGCATTATCCACCTTTTCAAGCGAATTGGTATTCCCATCAGCTCCATTCATTGCGATTGCGTTTGATAGAAACATACTATCAATAGCGCCTTCAACAACATAATACTTTTCGTTAAAGTTTACTTTGTCAAGTCCGTATAACTTCGGTACTTCTTCAAACATAATAGTAATATAACGAAGGAATGCATCAGGATCCATTGACCTTGCCGACACTCCGAAACATTTGCCGTCTTTATCTAAGAACGGTATTACAAGTCTTGATTCGTCTTTAGTAACATTATCAAACTTGTTTGGTACTATTCCATTTATCCATTCTTTAAACTTAGGAGCAAAGTAAAGTCGATAATGGTGCTTAGAAGGAATAGACCTTTTATCTATATATTTCTTTACTGGGTGGTTATAATCGAGTTGACTGATTTTTTTTAACTTTTTTAATGGATCCGTATGAGAGAATTTTGGTTGGTCAAATTTAGTTGACTCTAGAGTTGATGTTTCTGTAGAGATCGTATTATTCGCTCTACCTATGTACTTTTCTGCCACATAATCGTTATATGCTAATGGGTCAACAACCTTAAGGAAGTTACCAAAATTATGACTTGCACCGCAATTATGACAGAAGTAAAATAACTTGTTTTCTTTTTCAAGAAGCCATCCACGAGCTTTAGATCTGTTCTTTTTTGAATCGCCGCATATCGGACAACGAAAGTTGATCTTATATGGGTTTGTATGTTTGATACGATATCGGTCAAGACGACCAGATAAATGCTGGGCATACTGAATATCAACAAAGTCTAGCATAATGTAAAAATCTCAAAAATTTGTTATTGGTGTATATTATAACAAATTATTAGCAGCTTGTCAACCAATTAATGAAGGAATATCAACCTGGGATACGATAAAGATAAGGAAGGCTCCCATTCCCATTACGTACCACTTCCACTGTAAAAGACTATTCGTTTTCAATTCAATTTCTGAAATGCGTTTATCAAGGTTACCATTCAGTTTTGCTAAAGCTTCCATAATCTCTTGATTCCGACCTTTTCGATCTGCAGCACTGTTGTCTGACAGCCGTTGATGATCCTCTCTTGAGGAAGCTCTGTATACTTCTAATCTATCATGTACTACTGCTAAGTCTTTCGCAGTCTCAAACTTCACCGACTCGATTTTTATATCGAGGTTTTCTATTTTATCGGCAACGCCGTTTAAGATCTCGTGTTGAACCGCTATGCGCTTGTCTCTTTCAGCTGACTTTTCAATAATGTATTCGTACTTAGAGAAAAACTTCTCGATTTGCTTGATGTCTTTCTTAATGAGGGCAACATCAGTTTTTACACCAGAAATATGTTGATCTATATCGCTCATATTTGGTTTCCGTTATTTTGTTATTATATCACAGAATACATTATCTGTCAATGGATATTTATAATCCTGACTTCTTTAAATGGGAATGTATTAAGATTAATTTGTATCTTTTTTGGATACAGTTGTATCTTTTTTGGATACAGCAATACCAGCGGCGGGCTCGTCGTCAATTGTCACATTGCGATAATAAACGATTACTTCTCCAAGTTCTCTGATGTACCTTCTGAGTTCTTGCGTGTTTGCTGACATGTTCTTATAGTCACCAACGGTCATCGCAACGAACACGATTTCACCGTTGTTTAACTTTTTCATGTCGTCTATAAATTTATCAAGATAAGTATAACCAACAGGCCAGTCAGGGTTGTCGCGACCTGTAAGATCACAAGTCTTTGGTCGTTTGAGTTGTTCTACACCTTCTTCATTAAACTTCTTAGGCTCGAACGATAATGTTTTCTGACATGGATTAGTTATGACTGCTTCTGATACAACATACCATTTAGGATTCACTAAGTCGATAGGACGAGGAAGTGTAGGTTGTATGATTTCTATTTTTACTGGTTTAGTAACGATCTCAACTTGTTTAGTACCAAAGACATTCTGTAAGGTACTACAACCGCTAAGGAACGTCAGGAGCATCAAGCTCGCTAATAGCTTTGCTGTCATTCTCTATATCTCCAAATACGTCTGCGGTCGCGTTATTAAATCTGTTTTCTATTAAACCAGGTTTTGCGATGGCAAGCTTGTCTAAATTATGCCGAGCAAATATAGCAAGGTACTGATCTTTCTCTTGCTCTATTTGATTGTAGTTACGTTGTAGGTTACTTAAGGATTTTGTTTGTTTCTCAAACGACTCTGTGATAGAAGCGATAGCAGCTTTTTGTTCTGCTACCGCTCCTTCTAAAAGTGCATTGTTTTGTTTGAGAGTAACGTTTTCGTTATATAACCAGTATCCGCCTAAACCAAGAACCAATATAATTCCTATGAATAATTGGTTAAACATTTAGTCTTCTACTTCTTGTCCTGAATGAACGTCAATCTCTGGTGCTTCAACACCTTCGATACCTGCGGCTTCAGGTTCGGCTCCTAGACCTGCCATTGTTTCTACCTCAGCAACTGCTGGGTTTTCATCTGTCATGTCTTGGTATTTTTGATTTAACGCAGTTCTTACTCTTGATGTCATTTCGTCATCAAAAGCCTTCTTCAGGTTAAGTGGGTTATTGTCCAACGCTTGTTGAATAATGTCATTTACTGGCATGATGTTTTCTCCATATTATAGTTAGTAAATTTATTTATACATTTTCTAAACGAACCATTAATCTCTCGGCTCGGTTAGTAACTTGTTTGTGCCATTGAGAATCTCTACCCTCAATTGCTGCTTCTTTCCAATCTTCTTTAAGAATTGCTGCGTGCATCTTCTTAAATTTGCTTAATCTTGTTCGACCCATGTTAAACATCATGTTAACTAAGATCTGTTGTACTTCGTCAGGGAATGATCCAAAGACACCTTCTTCATACATTAATTCACATTCTGATATTGCTGTATCAAGGTCCTTCTCAAAACATTCTCTTACTCTTTCTTCCGATACAGGCGTTCCGACAGGTTGTCCACTCTCTTCATCAGAATCAAGGATAAGATGGCCGATCCCAAAAGTAGGATAACCAAGATGGTCATGATAAACTTCATTAACCACTCCTTCATCTATTGTTAATTGTTCAAAGACCGCTTCACGATCTAATGTTGTATCTTTTCCAAATAATCCCATTTTTATTCCTCTTTATGGTAATGCTGTTATATCAACTGTAGATGTACCTTGAAATTGTAAAAGGTCTACTACTGTTCTTTCTGCATTATCTTTAATAGTGCTCTCATAGTAAGTATCACCGCCTGCATATTCATATCCCCATAACGCAATGTCAACTGCTGTATTTGTTGTAGAAACTTTTACTATTTCAGAGTTTGCATAGTCTTCTGAAGTTAACACCGCAACCATAGGCTGTTG